TCCCAAAGGGCATCGCCGGTGTCCAGCTTGAACGGCTTCTTTTCGGTCTCTTTCTTTTCATCGCCCTCATCGTCACCGCCTTCCTGATCGGGCTTTTCAGGCTCGTCCGGATCGTCAGGCGCATCCTCCTTCTTGTCCGGTTCGGGCTTTTCATCAAAGAGAATCTCATCCGCGAAGCCCAGCTCGACCGCCTTTTTTGCATTGATCCATGTCTCATCGGACATGAGCTTGCTGATGCGGTTTCTGCTGAGTCCGGTTTTTGCCGCATATGCGTTGATGATGCTCTCCTTGACCTCGTTCAGCGTAGCAATGGCTTTTTCCATATCCTTTGCATTGCCGAATGCAATGGTAGAAGGGTCATGGATCATGAGAAGTGCGGTCGGAGACATCTGCACAGTATTGCCTGCCATTGCGATCACACTTGCCGCTGATGCAGCGATGCTTGCGATTCTGACAGTAACATTGTGCGGATAGTCACGGATCATTGTGTAGATCTCCGCAGCGGCGAAGACGTTGCCGCCCGGCGAATTGATCCAGAGTGTGAGGTCACCGTCTTCGGCATACAGCTCATCTCTGAAATCCTGCGGCGTGATCTCGTCACCCCAGAAGGAATCCGAGTCGATCGGTCCCTCCAGGCGGAGCACTCTGCCGCCGCTGTCATCGTGAATATAGTCCCAGAATTTCGGCATTTACATCCCTCCGTTTCGTACTTTCTTCCTGCGCCTTTTCCGCAGGAATCTGTCATCGGTTTCCTCGTCCGAACTCTCATCCGGTGTATCCTGTTCTTCCGGTTCATCTGTGTCATCATCGGAATTATCATCCTGCTGTGACTGTGCAAGACCATAGCTTGCACCTGCATCCTGCAGCTTGTTATAGCTGCCGTTGAGGTAATAATCATCCCCTCCGAGATCGTGCGGAATGAGATCCATATTTTCAAGACGGCGCACATCATTCGGGCTCATAAAGCCGTTGCCGACACCGATCGCATAAGCGTTCATTCTGCTCTGATAATCTCCGCGCATCAGACCGTCCACGTTGAATTTCGGGAAATATACATCCTGTTCCTCTTCCAGCAGAAGGTCTTTGATGATGCCTTTTTCAATGCGGATGATCCACGGCATGAGCGAATACTGCACAAATGCGATGCCCTGATGCTCGATGTTATTGAAGGTGCTGCGCTTCAGATCCTGCACCAGATGCGGCGGAACCTGAAACATTCGGCATATTTCCTCTACATCGAACTCGCGGGTAGACAGGAACTGCGAATCCTCCGGCGGCAGCGAGATTGGTTTATATTGCATACCTTCCTCGAGGACTGCAATGCGGTGCGCATTGCGGGAACCGCCGTACACTCTCGTCCAGTTTTCACGGATCTTTTCGGGATTTTTCAGCACACCGGGGTGCTCCAGAACACCGGCAGGCTGCGCTCCGTTTTTGAAGAAGGCGCTGCCGTAACGCTCCACCGCCATTGCTGCGCCCAGCGCATTTTTCATCATGGCAATGGGTGAAAATCCCACAAGTCCGTTGAATCCCAGCCCGGGAATGTGAAGAATCTCGTCTCGCTGAAAGATGATATCCTTGTCATGCTCACCGGGCTTTTCATCGGTGTATGCGTGGTAGGTGTAGATCAGGTCACCGCTTTTCGGGTCACGGTCGATCTCCACGTTCTCGGGGAGAAGCGGATACAGACCGACGATACCGTTCTTGCCGTCACGGACGATCTGTGCGTATGCGTTGCCCCATAGCAGCAGATGACACATCAGCGCCTCCCAGAATGAGAATGAACTCATTTCGGGATTCGGCTGCCTATAGAGTATTTTGTACAGCGGATGATCGGTAGCGCGTTCCTTATCCTCGCCGGCACCTGTATATCTGTACAGATGCAGCGGAAGCCCTGCGATGGTATTTGACAGCAGTCTCACGCAGGCGTATACGGTAACGATCTGCATTGCCGTTCGTTCGTCAACACGCTCTCCGCTGTGCGTCATGCCGAATACAAACAGATTACCGGAATCACGGACATTATCCCGGATATCAGGCAATGACGGTGCGTCTCTCGGCTTATTGAAGCCGAGCCAGTTGAGTAAGCCCATCTGCATCCCTCCTATAAAACGATCAGGTCATGATCGGGTTCGTCATAGACACTGCCCTGCATTTCATGGCGGATCACTCGGTCGAGTGCCATGATCCATGCAACAATGCCGTCGATTTTTTCAGTGCTTTTCTTTTTGCTCGGTTTTATATTCTCTGCCGCATCCATTTCAGCGACCACATTTCCCGCCATCCAGCGCAAAACAGGATTCCCGCCGTGGACGAATTTGCCTTCGAGCAGCAGCTTGTACAGTTCCTTCATCGGCGGTGACATATCCTTGAATCCCATGCCCATCGGCACAACGGTAAATCCGTCACCCTCAAGGTCTGTGATCAACTGTGTCGCATTCCATCGGTCGGCTGCTATCTCCTTGATGTTATACATGGTGTGCAGCTCATTGATCGTTTTCCGGACAAAGTTATAGTCCACCACATTGCCCTCTGTGATATGAAAAAGCCCCATGCGCTCCCAGACATCGTAGGGAACATGATCTCGTCGTACACGGAGGTCAAGTGTTTCTCTTGGCAGCCAGAAGTGGGGGACAACGATGTATTTGTCGCCCTCAGTAAGCGGCGGGAACACCAGAACAAATGCCGTGATATCCGATGTGCTGGAAAGGTCCAGTCCCGCATAGCACTCTCTGCCTCGTAGCTTTTCAAGGTCGATCGGTAGATTGCCCCTGTCGTAGATATGCTCCGGGATCCATGCGATCGCACTGCCGACCCACTGATCGAGTCTCAGCTGACGAAATACATTTTCTTCTGCTGGATTTGTCAAAGCTTCACGGTGTGCATCCCGGACGCGGTCAATGGTGATCGTATGCCCGAGAGACGGATTTGCCTTGTACCACGATTCCTCGGCGTTCCAGTCATCGTCATCATTCAGTCCGTAGATCACGGGATAAAAGGACGGGTCAATGCGTCTGCCGTCCGGAATATCTTTTGCTTTGGTGTGGTATTCGTAGCAGATGCTGTTTCGGTCGGTTCCGGCGGTGGTAATAAGGAAGTACAGCGGCTGCGTTCTCGCATCACCGGAGCCCTTTGTGAGAACGTCCACAAGACTGCGGTTCGGCTGCGCGTGCAGCTCGTCAAGCACCAGACCTGATACATTCAGACCGTGCTTTGTGCCGACCTCTGCCGAAAGCACCTGATAGAATCCCACATTGCTGTAGTTCACCAGACGTTTTGTCGCTGCCATGATCTTGGAGCGTTTCAGGAGCGCCGGTGTCATTTCCACCATACGCTTTGCAACGTCAAAAACGATGGAAGCCTGCTGTCGGTCAGCCGCTGCGCCGTAGACTTCGGCGGACGGCTCGTTATCGGCGTAAAGCAGATACAGTGCAATTGCCGCCGCAAGCTCCGATTTTCCGTTTTTCTTCGGGATCTCAACATATGCCGTGCGGAACTGCCGTGTATCATCTTCCTTGACCACACCGAAAATGTCACGGATGATCTGCTCCTGCCAAGGCAAGAGCCAGAACGGTTTGCCTGCCCAGCGGCCTTTGGTGTGACAGAGGTTTTCTATAAAACGAACAGCCCTGTCCGCTTTTGCCGCATCGTAATGGGAGTCCGGCAGCATGAAGCGGGTGGGCTGATAATCGGTGAGTTTCGGATAATTCGCAGGTCTTTCTCTTGCTTTTGCTGTTCTTGCCATGATCGTTCCCTCCTTCCTAAAAGCTCTCAAATACGAAAAAACATCTTGACAAAACTAACGAACGGTAGTATAATAAAAGACATACGATAGTCACACAAAGGAGGTCCGTATGTCAAGAAAAGAAGAGATCATCTACGCCACGTTGGAGCTTGCGTCTATACACGGCCTGAAAGCGGTCTCGTTGTCCATGATCGCTGACAAGGTCGGTATTAAAAAGCCCTCGCTGTATAATCATTTTAAATCAAAGGAAGAGATCGTCAGCGCGATGTACGCATTTTTGCGTGAACAGGCGAAAATAAAAAACGACGTCCCCGACGATCTCTCTGCGCTGTTTGCGGGCAGGAAGCTCGAGGAGATCTTGCTCCTCTGCTTGTCAGGGTACATGCAGTTCCTGACCGTGCCGGAGATGCTGTGTTTTTTCAAGGTACTGTATGCCGAACGCAGTACGTCCCCGGAGGCGGCGCAGATCATGCTCGAGGAGACCGACCGCATGGTCCGCTATACGAAAACGCTGTTTTATGCGCTCGTGGTACACGGAAAAATGAAAAACGCAGACATCGACACCGCCGCTTTGTCCTATGCCATGACGATCCATTCTTTGGTCGATCTCCAGATGGACCGCCTTACGGCAGTGCAGACTGAGCTACCTGAAACAGTCGTCCCTTCGCCGGAGCTCCTGGCATATATCCGATGGTTCAGCAAGCAGATGGAGATGACCGAACATGAATAAGAAGCTGATCAACTGGCTCGGCTTGACGGGCATCCTGGCGTTTCTTTCCTATACCGCGGCCGTGCTGTTCGCACCGTTGGCGTTCCCCGGATATGATCCACTCGTGCAGGCCGTGAGCGACCTTTCCGCCGAGACGGCGCCCTCACGGCAGCTATGGGATCAATTATCTGCGATCTATGAAGTTTGCAGCGTCGTTTGTGTGACCTGCGTCTCTATTTTCGTCTCCGAACACAAGATAGGGACGAAGCTGTTCCGCGTCGGGATCTATCTGTTTACGATCATGAATTGGGTATCACAAGTTGGCTATACCATGTTCCCGCTGACAGACAGCGGAAATGAGATCACGACTTTTCAGGAAAAGATGCACATGATCGTGACTGCCCTGGTCGTGCTGCTATCCATCATTTCACTCGTACTGCTGATCATTGCGGGACTTCGTAAAAACGGATATAGGAGCATCGGGATCTGTGCCTGCATCGCGCTCGCTATGATGTTTGTGGGCGCAATCGGACAAGGCATCGTACCGAAAGCGTACTTTGGGATTGTAGAGCGTTTCAGCTTGTTTTCGGCAGTTGGTTTTGATGCCGTGCTAGGAGTCTTTTTGTTGTGCGGAACTAAAAAGAAGGTGGTGTGATATCATCACCCGCCTCCCAGAAGTGCATCCATATCGTCAACGGCAGCGTCCTTCATATCTGCGCCGGCAGTGATACGGCTTCTTGCCGCCGGAGTCAGTCCGAACTGCTCTGCGATCTTGTTCATGATCTTCAGATAGGTCTGCGCAATGCTGACCTGCGGAACCTGCTGCCAGTAGCCGGATTTTGTTTTCACGATCGTGCCGTGCTGTGTCATGAATTCCTCGGCTTCTTTCCAACGGGCGTATGCCTGACAATAGGATGCGAATGCCGCCTGATCGACTTCGGTCAGCACACCGATTGCTTCAAGCTGTTTGGATAGTCTGCGCCATTCCTTTTTCGCTTCGGGCTCCAGCCACTTCGGACAGGGCGGCGCTTTGCGTTCCGGTTTCGGCTCTGCCTCATTCAGTGGGCGCTTGCCCGGATTGCCTTCCAGTTCTTTGATCGCTGTTGGCTTTGGTTTTCTGCCTCTCTGAGCCATCCGCATCACTCCTTCCTGTTTTTGTATAAGAAAAAGAGCCTACGAAAAACGTAAGCTCTCAAAAACGGGTATCCTATGTTTATTTCCGATTCAACGCATCCATGATTATGGCCGAACCGTCACGGAATCCTCTGATGTAACTGTCTTCGGATGTAACAGAAGCCATCTCCTGGTTCAAATCTATCAGCTTTTCCAGAAGATTCATCTCATCAACGGACAACTGCTTTTTCAATGCCTGATACAGTTCTTCTGCCTGACTGTTCAGAGCAGTGTACTCTTCGCTGTTTGTGGTGATCTCTGCCGGTGCGCCGATCTTGCCGCGGTATAAGTCACTGATTGCTCCCATTTGCTTCACCTCCCTTCGCAGCGGAGGAAAGAGCAGAGGGCAGCCATTTGGCTGCCATGCCCGTATGCTGCTCAGTTGAACTTTTTCAGGAGCATCTCAAGGACTGCCTTGGTGTCTCTGTCTGCCACCTTGATGTCCATCCCGCGGTCGTAGTTGAAAACTGTTCTTCCGTCACGCTCGATCCAGATCTTTGAGGCTCTGCCCTCGTTGTATCCGAACTCGCTGGGTTCATCGAAGTGCTTTACGCTGTAGCGGTATGCTCTCCCGTTGTAATTGATCGTGCCCTGTGTCCACATGGTTTTTACCTCCGCTTTTCTTGTTTTCGGTTCGGTTTCCCGTTCCGTTGTACACAGTATAACTCTGTTTCGCACATATAGCAATAGTGAGTAATCACGATCATTTCGGGCTATATTCCGCGTTTTGTTGTGTACATTATGGTTTTCCGCAGAAGGCTCACAAACGCGCCGTGTGGGCGGTTTTCAGCGTGGGGCAAGTTATCCGCAGAAAAGCCGTTAGCCCCCACACGAGCGAACGTGGTGCAAATCAGGGCTTGCTGTTCCTGCCCAGTTCGTATGCACGCTCCAGCATCCGGCTGACCTCCCGCAGGCTGATACCGGGGTAATTATGCTCAGCGTTTGTATCATCGTAGGGATCATCCTTTTCACCGTAGGGTGTCAGACCACCGGCAAATCGGATGCCGTAGGATTCTTCTGTTGCGATCTGCTCCAGAGCTTTTCTCGTTTCGTTATCCATGTATGCGCTCCTTTCGGGATGCCGCCCCTCCGAAGAAGGGCGGCTCTTTTTTCAGTCGGCGAAGTTCTCAAGGTAGTCGGTGATCGCTTTTGCAATCTTGGTGTAGTCCGCTGCTGTGGGGTTGTAATTGTACCATTCGCTCTCCCCGCGGTAAGTCCATGCGTGAATCGTGTCTTTGCCTGCCCAGTAGTCGCTGAAGCGGATGACGATCTCGTCGATCTTGCCCTCACTGCGGTTCAGGACCGTGATTCGGATCGCAGGGTAGTTTTCTGCAACCCCAAGCGTTGTGAAGGCTGCCTTCACCGTCGTGGTCTCCGTCAGGCGGGCAATGCAGGCTCTGCCGACCAGCTTGTGGTTTTTCAGCAGGCTGACCTTTGCGGTCATTTTCTTCAGTTCGGTTTCAAAAAAGTTCATGGTGGTTTCCTCCGTTTTGTGTATTCGGTGCGGTTTCCCGTTCCGTTGTACACATATTAACTCTTTTCGCTCGATATATCAAGATGGTAAAACAACAGATCAGAAAAGGCGTATTTTCGCAGGAATTGTACATATTATGCCTTGTTCACAAACGCGCACAGCTGCGCTGTGTGGGGCTTGCAGTGCCGAGGCATCCGTATACGTTTCTTCCTGCATCCCCGCCATAGGGCGGCTCTGTGCCGCCCCGGTGGGGCGACCGGCTCATCTGCCGGTCATCCATTCCCATTCGCTTTCGCAGGCGTCTGCGTACTCTGCCTCGAAAAGGGCATCGTCGTCGATCCATTCGGTTTCGTAGTCGATTTCCTCGATGCCATCGAAGGTCGTGCCGTTTGCAGCGGCGTCTTCCTGCGCAAGGCTGTCGGCGTTCTCCTCGACCCATGCTCTGAAGTCTTCGGCGTCGAGGTCGTCTTCGTTCTCGACCTCCAGTTCGTAGCCTTCCTCCTCGGTGTCGTACCAAAGGATCGTTGCGCTTCTGATTGCCTCACGCTCGTTCCAGTCGTCTCTGCCTGCCATTGCTCTTGCCTTTGCCAATCCGTAGCTGATCATTGTTTTTTCCTCCGCTTTTCGTTGTTTTCGGTGGGCTTTGCCCTTCCGTTGTGTACATATTAACTCTTTTAGCAAATTTTATCAAGCGGCTAAATGTACAGAAGAAAAACGGCGAATTTCCGCAGGAATTGTACATATTATAGCGGCAGAAAAAATGCACCGGAAACCGGTGCGGAGGTAGGGCAGAACCGCAGCCCTGCCCCTATTTTTTACTCTACGATGTGGAGTACCACCATGCCGTTGGGTGTCGGGATGAAGATCTCAGGCTCCCAGAAAAGCGCCTTGTACTTTTCGGCCTGTTCATCGGTCAGCCCGGTGAAATCCTCGACCCCGAGTCCGCAGACGAAGAAGGTGCCTTTGATCGGACCGTATTTTTCGACTGTCCTGTTCCATTGCAGTCCCTCAATGAAAAGGCCCTCCTCGTTGCACACTACTGCGACCTCCTCCTCGAAGGGGTACAGCGCCTGAATGTATCCGCCGACCTCTTTCTGCAGGTTCTCCAGTGTGTGTTCGATCTCCTTGACGTAGGGGTGCTTGCCGGGTTCACATACCAGAATTTTCATGTAGATTCGCTCCTTTGTTTTGATTCCGCTTCGCTTGCGGTATGCACATATTACCGTCTTTTCGAGGAAAAGTCCACGCCTTTCCGCAAAATAAATGTGACAAACATGAGCCGATTATTCAGGCGGAATTGTACATCGCACAGAACGCGCACAAACGCGCTGTGTGGGGCGGTTTTCCGCAGGGGCAAGTTATGATATAATCCCCTTAGAGTAGACAGAACAAAAAACACTAAGGAGGATATAGTATGCCAAGAAATGCAAAATTAACAGATGAAGAGAGAATGTCAGCGGTACAGGAATATTTGGACGGAAAAGGAA